CCCGCACCCGGGACAACACGTTCACCGTCAACGGCGGCTACATCACCGTCGACCCGTCCAAGTCGCTGACGATCCGGCTGTGGCGCGAGCACCCGCGCAAGCCGTGGAAGGCCAACTCCCCCACCCGCGCCTGTATCCCCGTCCTGCGCGAGCTCGACAAGCTCACCCAGCACGTGGCCGCGCAGATCGACTCGCGGCTGATCTCTGCCGGCATCCTGTGGGTGCCGTCGGAGATGAGCTTCCCGTCCTCCCCCATCACGAAGACCGACGACACCGGCGCCATCACGTCGCAGACGCAGCAGACCGTCTCCTCCGCGCAGGCCTTGTCCGACATGCTCCGCGAGGTCGCCGAGATCGCGATCGCCGACCGGTCCGACGCGGCCGCGCTCGTGCCGATCATCGTGCAGGTCGCCGGCGAGTTCCTGCAGAACATCAACAAGACCGAGTTCTGGTCCGGCCTGGACGAGCACTCCATCGAGCTGCGCAACGAGGCGATCCGCCGGCTCTCCCTCGGCATGGACATGCCGCCGGAGATCGTCACCGGCGTCCGGGACACGAACCACTGGGCGGCGTGGCAGGTCGACGAGTCCGCGATCAAGGCGCACTCCGAACCGCTGCTGTCCGCGATCACCTACGCGCTGACCACCGGGTACCTGCGCCTGGTGCTCGAGGCGGACATGTCCCCCGAGGAAGCCGCGCACTTCTCCATCGGCGCCGACACCTCCGCGATGCGCGTGCGCCCGAACCGGTCCAAGGAAGCCGTCGAGCTGTACGACCGCGGCGAGCTGTCCGGTGAGGCGATGCGTCGGGAGAACGGCTTCGACGAGGAAGACGCCATGGACGACACCGAGCGGGTCACCTGGCTGACCAAGAAGCTCGCCAGTGGCCAGACCACCCCGGAGCTCGTGGCCGAGGGGCTGAAGATGCTCGGCGTCGCCCTCCCGGACGCGATGATCGCCGACGCCGTCAACCAGCACGAGGCCCGCCCCGACCGGTCCATCAAACAGCATCCCGTCCGCGACATCCCCGACACGCAGGACGACGCAGCCAACCCCGACGGCGGAACAGGGGTCTCCGCCGCCGGGGTTCTCATGGCTGCCGAGATGATGGTGTTCCGCGCGCTCGAGCGCGCCGGCAACCGGCTGAAGGGCCGCGGCGTCGTCGGCAAGCCGACCACCACGCTCGCCACGGTGACCACCGCCCGCACCCTGTACCTGCAGATGCCGCGGCTGACCGAAGCCGAGATCGACGACCTGCTCATCGACGCCTGGTCCTGCACCGAATGGGAGGACTGGGGCCTCGACGCGCACGCCCTCTCGCTGTGTCTGGACGGCTACACCCGCACCCTGCTGGCCACCCGCAAGCCGCACGAGCGGGCCCTGCTGCGCCAGCACCTCGAGCTCGCCCTCGCCCTCGAGCCCATGCAGGCCGCGTGATGGACGCCGAGAGCTTCTACGCGCAGCGCTCCACCCAGATGGAGTCCGCCGACGAGCACCTGCTGCCCTACGTCGAGGACGCCCTGGACGCGTACGCGCGCGGCGAGGCCGACTGGTACCGGGACCTGGTCACCGCGGCCGCCGGCGTGTGGATGGACACCTTCGCCGCCGAGGCGCCCGACCAGAAGAAGGGTCTCGCGCTGGCCCGCTTCCGCAAGGACCTCAGCGAATCGCTCGCCCTGACGAACGAGCCGTCCGACCCGCCCACCCCGGGCGAGGTGAACCGGGTCCTGTACTGGCTGACCGCGTACACGATCAACAACGCCACCCACGCCGCCCTGCTCTCCCGCGGGGTGCGCTTCCAGCGCTGGGTCACCCGCCGCGACGGCGAGGTCCGCGACATCCACAAGCCGCTGGACGGGCAGATCCGTCCGGTCGGCGGAACGTTCGCCGTCGCCGGCGTGCCGGTGCACTACCCGGGCGAGCCGGTCGGCCCGCCCGAGGTCTGGATCAACTGCCGCTGCATGCTGCAGCCGGCCGCTCGGAAGGGGGACACCATGTCCACCACCACGTTCACCGTCCCGGCCGGAGTCGTCGACGAGCTCGAGCTCGACAACCCGGACATCATCACCAGCGACGACATCTACATGGTGCAGCGGGACTGGGAGGGCGGCACCGACTACTACGGCCCGTTCTCCAAGGTCGACGCCGAGCAGTTCTCCGCCGGCGACGGCGAGTACGGCGTCATCCCGCTGCTCTCCGGTTTCGCCGCGGCCACCCCGCCGACCCCCGACGACATGCCCGGCGACGTCGACACGGAGCCGGACCCCGCCGACCCGAACGAGGACGACGAGGATCCCGACGAAGAGAAGATCACCGAGCTGCCGGTGCACGGGGTGATCGCCCCGGAGGGGGTCACCACCGGCGACAACCGGCAATTCGCGTTCGGCGCGCTGTCCACCCGCGAGCTGCCCATCCCACTGCGAGCGGAGATCCTCTCCACGCACGGCGGCACGACCAGTGACGTGGTCACGATCGGCCGGGTGGACAGTGCCTGGCGCGACGAGGCCACGAACAGCTGGCGGTACACCGGCGCGGTCGTCCTGGACAAGCCGTACGCGCAGGACACCATCGCCGGCATCATCGACGGCACGATCCGCGGGGTGAGCCTGGACGGCGACGCTGCGGTGGAGGACACCTCCGCGCGCGACGAGCTCATGGCGCAGATCGAGGGCCAGGAGGGCGGGCCCACGCCGGAGCAGCTGGTCGAGCTCATGAACCTGCCGCAGGTGTTCAGCGCGATGCGGGTCGCCGGGCTCACGATCGTGCCGATCCCCGCGTTCGAGGAGGCGTACATCGCGCTCGGCCACGAGTTCATGGAGGACCTCTCCGCCGAGGAGCAGGCCGCCCTCGCCGCATGCGGCTGCGCGACCGCCGGCGAGGCGGGGCTGGCCGGCTTCACCGAGGACGACTTCAAGGACTACCCGGCGGAGGACCGCAAGCGGATGGCGAAGGCGGGCACAGCGCTGCCCGACGGCAGCTTCCCGATCGCCAACGTCGACGACCTGAAGAACGCCATCCAGTCCATCGGCCGGGCCTCCGACCCGGCCAAGGCGAAGGCGCACATCAAGAAGCGCGCGGCCGCGCTCGGTCACTCCGAGCTCGTGCCCGACGACTGGGCCGTGGCAACCGCGGCCTTCGCACCCGGCACCCATGATGGTCCCGGGTGGATCACCGATCCCATCCCCACCGCCCGTATCCGCCGGTACTGGGTGCACGGGAAGGGGGCCGCGAAGATCGGCTGGGGCGTCCCCGGCGACTTCAACCGGTGCCGGTCCCAGCTGGCCAAGTACGTGCAGAACCCGGACTGGCTGGCGGGCCTGTGCGCGAACATGCACAAAGAGGCACTTGGCTTCTGGCCCGCACAGCACCGGCCGGGCCACCGTGGGCACGCTGCAGACGGCCTCACCGCTGGCGTGCTCACGGCATCGGGCGCCCTGACCTATCCGTCTGAATGGTTCCAGAACCCGGGGCTGGACCACGCGGCGCCGATGCGCATCGACGGGCAGCGGATCTACGGGTACCTCGCCCAGTTCGGCGTGTGCCACATCGGCATCACCGGGATCTGCCGGGACGTGCCGCGCAGCCGCAGCAACTACAGCTACTTCCTGAAGGGCGTGGTGGACACCGAGGCCGGCGAGCAGCGGGTGGGCACGCTCACCTACGGCATCGGGCACGCGTCCCCGCAGCTGCGCGCGGCCGCGGCCACCGCGCACTACGACCAGACCGAGGCGGTGCGCGCGTTCGTGAACATCGGCGAGGACGCGCACGGGATCTGGTTCGCCGGCGTGCTCGCGCCGTGGACGACCGACGAGGACGTCGCCGCGATGCGCGCCATCGGCGCCCTCTCCGGCGACTGGCGCAACTGGTCCGGGCTGCCGGACGACTTCGAGCTCGTCGGCGCGGTGGCAGTGAACACGCCCGGCTTCCAGCTGGCGGCATCGGGCGCGATCGGGCTCGGGTACATCCCGAGCGAGGAGTCGGTCGCCCCGGTGCTGGCCTCGGCGACCCTGAAGTCTGCCATGGACCCGGAGATGGTCGGGGCGATCGCGCGGACCGCGGTCGCCGAGTACCGGCACCAGGAGAAGGTCGAGGCCTCGATCGCCCCGCACCGTGACAGGATCCGCACCGCCCGCATCCACGCGGCACGTGCCCGGCTCGAGAAGGTGGAATGAAATGGGATGCAATTGTCAGAAGCCGGCCGGCCAGTCCGGGCCCAGCTCGTACCAGGTCCGCAAGCCTGACGGCGCGACCGTTTCCTACCGGTCGCAGGTGGAAGCGCAGGCTGCCGCCAAGCGCACCGGCGGGGTCTGCGTGAACTGCTGAAGCCAAATTCTTTCGAAGGGCCGCTTGCGCTTTTGGCGCGGGCGGCCCTACTCTGTGGCACAGAAGCTGTGCACACCTCCTGCCGTAGGCGGGGTGATTCCGGGGTCCTCTGAGTGACCCCTCCCAGATCACACCCGTTCCAGGAGGAAGACATGCGCTTCGAAATGCCGGAGAGCCTCGACGGCCTCTCGCTCGACGAGCTCAACCAGCTGCACAAGGCCGCGTGGGAGGAGTACACCGCCCTCGCCACCAAGGACGACGCGGACATCACCGACGCCGACCTCGCCGATCTCGACCAGCTGGACACGCACCTGGGCGCCATCACGGAGGTGCAGCAGACCCTCGAGGTCGCCGCCGCCGAACGCGCCACCAAGCTCGCCGCCGCGCGCGGCAAGGTCGAGGCGGCCGCCTCGGCACCCGACCCTGAGCCGGAGCCCACCGAGGAGGCAGAGACCGAGGAGGCGCCGCAGGGCGAGCTCACGGACGACGCGCACGAAGAGGACGCCGTCGAGACCGAGAAGGAGCCCGTCATGGCCTCTGCTGCATCGTCCGTCGCCAAGGCCGCGTCGCGGGCTGTGGCGATCGCCCCCGCTCGCCCGGTCAGCCCGTCTGTGCTGATCGCCGCGGCGAACCTGCCCGGCATCGCCAGCCAGGCCGAGTTCGAGGACTTCACCCACGTGGCGCGCACCTTCGGGCAGAAGGCGGCCAAGGGACCCTCGGCCGGCTCGAGCCTGAAGATCCAGGGTGGGGAGGCGTTCGGTCTGACCAACGACGCCGTCCGCCAGGGGCTCGCGAAGATCAAGAAGAGCCCGGCCGAGTTCACCGTCGACATGGCGATGAGCGCCGAGCAGCAGCTGAAGATCATCGACGAGGCCGCCTCCGAGTCCCGCCTGGCCGGCGGCTCGCTCGCGCAGAGCGTGCTCACCGCCGCCGGCGGCTGGTGCGCCCCCTCCGAGACCGTCTACGACTTCTGCTCGTTCGAGACCGTGTCGGGCCTGATCGACATCCCCTCGATCAACGTGCAGCGCGGCGGCATCCGGTTCACCAAGGGCCCGGACTACGCGTCGATCGCGAACGGCTGGGGCTTCACGCAGACCGAGGCGCAGGCCGAGGCCGGCACCGCGAAGACCTGCTACGCGGTGGCCTGCCCGGGGTTCGAGGACCACCGCCTGGACGCGGTCGGCTTCTGCATCACGGCCGGCATCCTCACCGAGGTCGGCTACCCGGAGCTCATCCGCCGGGTGCTGGAGATCGGTGCGGTCGCACACGCGCACAAGGTCAACAAGTACGTCATCGACGGGCTTGTGGCCGCCGCCGGCACCGCGGTGGACGCGCACGAGTTCGGCTCGGCGACCGCCGACCTGCTCGACGCGCTCAGCATGCAGGCCTGGCGGGTGCGCACCACCTACTCGATGGGCGCCAACGCGACCATCGAGGTCGTCCTGCCGACGTGGGCGAAGGCGGTCATCCAGGCCGACCTCAGCTACCGCACCGGCCTGGACATGCTCGCCATCAGCGACGCCCAGATCAACGCCTACTTCTCCGCCCGCGCCCTGCGCGTGCAGTTCGTGGAGGACTTCCAGACGCTGACCTCCGCATCGACGACCGCCTGGACGGTGTGGCCGACGCACGTGACCGCGCTGCTGTACCCGGCCGGCGCGTTCATCAAGGGCCAGACCGACGTGATCGACCTGGACACGATCTACGACTCGGTGAACATCACCACCAACACGTACACGGCGGCGTTCTTCGAGGAAGGCATCATGGTCGTCAATCGCTGCGCCTCCGCAGTGGCCGTGAGCGTCAGCCTCGACTACGCCGGCCGCACCGGCGCGGCGGACATCACCGCAGCCCTCGTCCCGTGAGCACAGCCGGGGGCGCGCTAGCCCAGCGCGCCTCCGGCTGACCACTCCCGGAAGGAGGTGGGCGCGATGACCACACCGCTGACGTGGATCGAGGCTCCGGCCCGCACCCCGCGGCCGAACCGGTCCCTGGACGTGATCCCGGTCGAGGACGTGTCCGGTGAGCACTTCATCGGCTTCGAGTACGTCGCCGACCCGTGCGTGTTCCCGAACCCGGTGCCGCAGGACTGCTACGTGCAGATCGGCCCGGCCGCCGGCTCGAGCAAGAGCTTCGGCAGCCCGAACGACTGGGTCGCCACCGAGGTGTTCGGCGCCTACCAGGGCATCGAATGCTTCCTCAACGGCGGCATCGACGACTTCCAGGCCATCGCCCAGCGGGTGCTGGAAGCCGGCGACCACCACGTCGTCGACGGGGCGATCACCGCGATGCTCTCCGCCGGCTCCGGCACGGCGCTGACCCCGCCGACCAGCGACGTGCGCGGCGCGATCGCCGCGCTCGAGCAGCAGCTCGCCGAGCAGGTGCCAGGGATGGGCTACATCTTCCTGTCCCCGCTGGTGGCCACCTACGCGATCGCCGACCACCTGCTCGACGACGACGACATGAACCACGGCGCGCTGACCACGCACCTGGGCACCCCGGTGGTGATCCTCACCGAGGCGTCCATGAAGGCGGTGGCCTACGCGTCCGGCCCGATCAACGTCTGGCGCGGCCCGGTCACCGTGGCGCAGGGCCCCGACCTCACCCACAACAAGGGCTCGGCTCTCGCCGAGCGGCTGTACTCGGTGGCCATCGAGTGCGGCATGTGGCAGGTGAACGTGCCCACGCCCGGGACGACCGACTGCCCGGACTGCGACCCCGCCGCCTCCGCGATCACCTACACGCCGCCCTCGCCGGTGCACCTGGACGACGTGCTCGATGTCACGGTCGTCTTCAACACCCCGCAGGCCACCCCGCCCCAGCTGTGGGTGAACTGGGGCCCGTCGGGCTGGATGCACGACGTCGACTTCGGCACCGACGTGAACGGCGACGGGCTGACCTGGGAGAACAGCTTCTTCCAGATCGGACTGACCGGGAAGGTGGGCGCCTGGCTGATCCAGGCGCGCAGCGTCGACGGCACCGAGATGGGCGCGGAGACGCCGATCTACATCATCCAGGAGCGGTCGATCCCGTCCGTGCCGAACATGAACCCGCCCTCCCCCACCGGGGCCGGCGTGGACGTCACGTTCAGCACCTACGTCGACGTCGCCCAGGCCACCGCGCCGGACCTGCTCGTCGACGTCAACAGCGACGGCGGCCCGCAGAACATGGCCACCCTCGCCACCGACGTGAACGGCGACGGCAAGACGTGGGAGGGCGTCCTGAACTCGGACGCCGTGGGCGCCGGCACGCACCTGGTCTACGCCCAGCTCACCGACGGCTCGACCGTCACCAGCACAGCCATCCAGTGGGTGATCACATGACCGAGATCCCGGAGGGCTACGCCCTCATCGAAGGCCGCTCCCGGGCCAACGCGCAGGCGGCCCTGGAGGCCGCCGACCGCGCCGGCGTCGACCAGATGCAGGTGCGTGCCGTCGACGAGGGCTACCTCGTCCCGGTCGCCGTGGCCGACGCCTACGCCGACGGTGACACCACGGTGGCGCCACAGGACAACGACACCCCGGACGACGGGTGGAAGAACGCCGACATCGCCGCGTGGGCAGAGGCCCACGACGTCGACCTCGGTGGGGCCAGCAAGAAGGCCGACATGCTCGCGGCGATCGCCGCGGCGGACAAGGAGGGATAGGCCATGCCTACCAAGTGCCTGAGCCTCGTTCGCGGCCGGCGCATTCGCCTCACCCGCCTGGACGGCTGCGGCCGCCCGGTGTTCGGCGACTGCTCCTCGGTCGTGAGCAAGGGCTTCATCTCGGTCGCGTTCACCGCGAACACGACCCAGTCCGACGAGATCAACGTCACCAACGCCGCCGGCGAGGTGTGCGTGTTCGAGCCGGCCGAGACCAGCCTGACCGGCTATGCCGTGGAGATCCAGTTCTGCGAGGTCGACCCCGACCTGTTCAGCCTGGTCACCGGGCAGCCGGTCGTGATGGACGCCGGCGGCAACGTGATCGGCTTCGACGTGGACACCGCGACGAGCCTGTCCGCCTCGGGCTTCGGCCTCGAGCTGTGGGCCGGGTCCGCCTCCGGTGACGCGTGCGCCACGGAGGGTGCGCAGGGCAGCTTCGGCTACCTGCTGCTGCCGTTCGTCCGCGGCGGCATCATCGGCGACTTCACCGTGGAGAACGGGAGTGTCACCTTCACGATCACCGGTGGTGCCACCCGTGACGGCAACGCCTGGGGTGTCGGCCCGTACAGCGACATCCAGATCGGCTCGGGCGGACAGCCCGGCCCGATGCTCGCCCCGGTGAGCTCGACCGTCGCGCTGCGCACCATCCTCACCGACGTCGCCCCGCCGGAAGCCGCCTGCGGCTGCCGCCCGCTGCTGGACACGTCGCTGCCCGCCCTCACCTCGATCGCCGGGGTGGCCACCGGAGCGGACGTCGACTTCGACACCACGCCGGTCTCGACCGCTCCCGTGTGGTGGGACTTCGGCGACGGCGAGTGGGACTACGTGGCCGCGCCCGGCGCGACCTCGCACACCTACGCGGAGTCCGGCACGTACACGGTCAAGGCCTCGCAGAACGGGACCTGGGTGACCACCACCGTCAACGTCACCGTGCCGTAACCGCCTGCGGGGGCCCGTCGCCGGGATGGGCCCCCGCGTCTTCTGCTGCCGTAGGGAGGAGCACCGATGAGCAGCACCGTCTGTTACCCGCCGGGGGCCGACTGGACCTGCGCGTACACGCAGGACGAGCTCGACGCGATGCGTGCCGACCCTGCCACGGCCGCGGTGATGGACCGCTCCGACGCGCTGGCGTGGATGACCCTCGCCACCCTCACCGCAGACCAGATCGGCACGTGCCCGGTCCTGGTGCGGCCCACGCTTGCCCGCTGCCGCACCTGGCCGACGTACATCACGTACCCGGTCGGCGCGTACGGGCACTATGCCGGCGTTCGGCTTGGAGAGTCCGCCTTCATGCCGTTCGTCAGTTCCGACGGTGCCTGGGTGAACGGCTGCGGCTGCTCCTCCGCAGCCTGCTCATGTGAGTCGCTGTGCGAAGCGATTCTGCCAGGCACCGTCGGGCACATCCTCGAAGTCCGTGTGGACGGGCAGGTGCTGCCGGCCACCGCCTACCGGGTGGACAACGGCAACCGCCTGGTGCGCACCGACGGCGGGGAGTGCTGGCCCAGCTGCCAGGACCTGGCCGCCGAGCCCACCGAGCCCGGCACCTTCGTGGTCACCTACTACCCCGGCGCCGCCCCCGACGACATCACCCGCTGGGCGGCCGGCCTGCTCGCCGTGGAGTACTACAAGGCCTGCCAGAACCAGGCCTGCCGGCTGCCGGCGCACGTGCAGAACGTCACCCGGATGGGGGTGACCTACCAGGTCAACACCGACATGTTCACCGACGGCGGCACCGGCATCCGCGAGGTGGACGCCGTGGTCGCCCGGTACAACCCGTTCCACCTGAAGGCCCGGCCCATCGTCACCTCCCCCGATGCGCACCGCCAAGCGGCGCGGGTACCCACATGGGGGCAGTGATGCCCCCCGCGCTCACCGCTCTGCCCGACGACACGCTCCTGTACCCGATCGTGTCGGACCTGGCCGCGTGCCTGTGCGCGGAGTTCGCCGGCGAGGCGCTGTGCTTCTGCGGCATCGAGCCGGCCACCGGGGTTCCGATCGAGATCGGCGGGTGCGACAGCTCCGGCACGTGCGGGGCGGTCAGCGTGCGCCTGGTGCGGGTCTTCCCGTCCACCGCCTTCCCGGTCCCGGACCGGCTTGCGCTGTGCACCACGGCGCTGGCGATGGAGATCGTGGTGGCCGCCTACCGGTGCGTGCCGGTCGGCGGGGACGACGGGTCCAACCCCACCGCGGAGCAGTACGCGGGATGGGCGCAGCAGCAGTACGCCGACATGGCCGCGATGCGCCGCGCGATCGCCTGCTGTTTCGGCAACTCGCGCCCGGACGTGGACTACACGCTCGGCGACTACACCCCGCTCACCCCGTCCGGCGGGGTGGGCGGCGGGCAGTGGACCGTCTACTCGAGTCAGGAGCTGTGATGGTCGCGATCGTCACCGTCTACGAGTCGGGCATCATCCGCATGATCCAGGGCGAGGGGCGCAGGTGGACCCGCGACCAGGCCTTCGACGTGCTCACCCTCGCGATCTCCACCTGCCCGCGCGGCACCGGGGCCCTGGCCGCCAGCCACCTGGTCGAGCAGAACCGCACACACGGCCGCTTCTCCACCGGCTGGAGCGTGTCTGCCGGCAACGGGCTGCACGACGGCCGGGCGCTGTGGATGCACGAGGGCACCGGCATCTACGGGCCCCGCGGCGTGCCGATCCGCCCGGTGAACACCGCGAAGAAGCGGTTCCTGCACATGCCGCCCGGCTTCCAGCCGGCCTGGTATTGGACCCACCTCGCCAAGGGCGACATCGACCCGTTCGGCCACAAGGAAGAGGTCGACGGCGACCCCGGGCGGCCGTGGCTGCGCCGCGCTGGGGAGCGCGTCGCCTTCCGGCACGGAGCGATCTGAGCACCCACGCCTTGGGTGCCCAGCAACCAGAGAAAAGGAGCAGGAGCAGATGAAGGAGTTCCACGTTGCAGCCCAGGCGGCTGTCGACGACGACGCCGGCGATGAGCCGGTCCTCGAATTCAGCCTCGCCGGAGAGGAGTTCGTCGCCAGCTACCCCTCAACGGGGCAGATCGCACTGGTGGCGGGCAGCTTCAGCGGCAGCGAGGTCGACATGATCGGCGCGGTGTTCGGGTTCCTCCGCGGCGTGCTGCAGGGCGACGGCTACCGCCGTCTGCAGCTGCTGGTGCAGGAGGGGAAGGTCCCGCTCGAGGTCCTCTTCGGCGGCGACGAGGGAAACGAGCTCGGGATCGTCGAGTGGATCGTGCAGACGTCCCTCGGTGACGAGCGCCCTACGCAGCGGTCCACCGCCTCCTCGTCGTCGCGGAGCAGTGGTGGGCCCAGATCGACGGGGCGCTCGCCGGGGCGGGGGTCGACCCATTCACCCTCCCTCCCCGTCGCTTCCTGAACTTCGTCTTCACGTGGGCGATCGAACGGATCGACCCGGACGAGCTGGATCGGTGGATCGAAGAACTCAATAGCCCGCTCCCAGGTCGGGATCCCGACCTGGTCAGCCAAAACCAGATCGACGACGAGATGGCCCTGTTCATGTCAGCGGCCAACGTCCTGCACTGAAAGGAGGGACGGCGATGGCCGGTGAAGTGATCGGTCGGGTCGTATGGGTAGTCGACCTCAACGGCGACACCGTCCCTATGCAGGCGCGTGAGCTCGGTGAGAAGATCGCGGCTGCCGGTGGCCCGGCGGGGAAGGAGTGGGCGGCCAACTTCGACAGGGAGCTGACCGCCCGCATCCGGGCCGCCGGCGACCGCGCCGGCGCGAACTTCGGCAAGGCGTTCTCCGCCGCCTCGCAGAAGGAGCTGGGCAACACCTTCTCCCGGCTGAACAAACAGCTCGACTCGAGCGTGGGCGCGTCCGACAGGTTCGCGCAGTCTCTGTCCCGGCTGCAGCTGCAGAGCGGCCGCAGCCACGACACGTTCCAGCATGCGCTCGAGGACATCGGCGAGCTCAAGCAGGTGTTCGAGGAGGCCGGGCGGGCGGCCACCGGGTTCGGCAACAAGGTCGACGACGCCAGCACGAAGGCGCGCACCTCGCGCAGCGTATGGCGGGGGCTCGGCGGCGTGTTCACCAGCTTCGCCGACACCGTCAAGCGTGCCGGCGGCGGCTGGGTCGGCTTCACCAGCGGGCTGAAAGCCGCCAACGACGAGGCGTCCCGTGGCTCCTCGATCTGGAAGAACCTGTCGGCTAACACCCGGCAGTGGACGCTCATCATCGGCGCCGTGATCGGCTCGTTCAGCGACCTCGCCGTGCTCGGCTCGGCCGCAGGGTCCGGTCTGTTCGTCGTCGGCGCCGCGCTTTCCTCACTGGTGGTCACCGGCGGCCTGGCCGTCATCATGTTCAGCCGGCTGCTGGGCAACATCAAGAAGCTGCCGCCGGCGCTGAAGCCGGCGCGGGCCGAGTTCGACGTCTTCCACAAGGCGTTCTCCGACGCGATGGATGCGATGACGATCGCCGCGTTCAAGGACAGCGTCGCCGGGTGGAAGTCGCTGACGAAGACGGTGAAGGCCCTCGTGCCCGCCTTCCAGCTCGTCGGTCACACCTTCGGGCAGCTCTTCAACGACATCGCCCGCAAGCTGGCCCCCGGCACCGAGGCGTTCGGCAACCTCAACTACTTCATCGAGGAGTCGGCGGGGATCACCGACAAACTGATCCGCTCGGTCGGCAAGGTGGGCGACGCGCTGCTGGCCGCGTTCAAGAACCCCTCCCTGCAGACCGCGATCGGCAACTTCCTCGGCTGGGTCGACGACCTCGCCACCGGGTTCTCCGACTTCCTCAGGGGTCCCGGGTTCGACGAGTGGCTGCGACACGGCACCGCGGTGTTCGGCTCCTTCGGCAAACTCCTCAGCACCACCGGCCAGCTGCTGAACGACATGGTCACCGACGAGACCGTCAGGCAGCTGACCAACTTCATCGACTCCATCGACGGGTTCCTGCAGGGCGGCGGCCGCGGGATCATCGAGTTCGCCCAGAACCTGAACATCTTCGGTCTGCTCGCGAAGGCGCTCGACGAGCTCGGCAAGGCGCTCGAGCCGCTGAATGTGCCGATGCAGGCCCTCGCCGACGGGGTGAACGCGGTAGTCCAGTCCGGGATCTCGGACCTCGCCCCCATCGTCTCCGACGTCGCCAAGGCCCTCGCCCCGTTCGTGCAGGCCCTGGGCGACTTCATGAAGGAGCACCCGAAGGAGATCGCCGACGGGATCCTCGCGATCGCGGCCGCGTTCCTGATCATGAGGGGCGCCAAGGGCCTCCTCGGGCTGACCGACCAGCTCGCCGGGTTCATCGACAAGATGGACACGATCCAGCAGAAGACGCCGACGTGGAAGAAGTCCCTCGGCGGCCTGGCTGGCGGGTTCATCGCGTCGATGACGACGCTGACCTCCGACCAGAGCATCACCCTGGACACCTTCGCCGGCAATATCGTCACCGGTCTGCTGCTCGGCTTCGCCGCCGGCGGCCCGTTCGGTGCACTTGTGGGCGGGCTGACCGCGTTCATGATCACTGCGGTCAAGGACGCCACCGACGGCGCCGGCTACGCGCTGGACCAGTTCTTCCTCTCCTCGAACTCCGGTTCCCCGTTCGGCAACTGGCTCAACAGCGTGGTCACCGGGTGGGAGACCACCCTCAACGGGTTCAAGGACGACACCCTGCCGAAGTGGTGGCAGGGCATCGAGGACGGGTGGACGCAGGCGCAGAGCATCCTCTCCGGCCAGGACCAGAGCTGGTGGAAGGACAGCCTGGTCTCGCAGTGGACCAGCAACCTCGGCGAGCTCGCCGCGAACGTGGACAGCACGTGGGCGGATATCAAGACGAACTGGTCCAACGCGTTCTCCGCGCTGGTCGGCAACAACGGCGGCTGGCTCACCCAGCTGGTCAACGGCTGGATGACCACACTGACCACCCTGCGCTCGAACGTGCAGACCTGGTGGGGGCAGGTCACCACCGGGTGGAGCCAGTTCTGGGACACCGTGCACACCATCGTCAGCAACGGCTGGGCCCTCATCGTCGCGATCCTCACCGGCGGCGACATCAAGGGCGCGTGGGAGCGGCTGTGGCAGTCACTCCCCCAGCCGGTGAAGGACGCATGGGGCACCGTGACCGGCATTATCAGCGGCGCCGTGAAGACAATCCAGGGCATCCTCAGCAGCCTGAAGAGCACCATCGACGGAATCATCGGCGCGTTCCAGCGGATGACCGGCGCCGCCAACACGGCCAAGACCGCCGGCGCGAACGCGAAGTCCGGCGGTGGCGGTATGGCCTCCGGCGGCATCCTGTTCGGCCCGCACCGCATCCTCGCCGGTGAGGCCGGGCCGGAGGCGATTGTGCCGATGCGCCGGCCCCTGTCGATGGTCGACCCGAGCGTGCGGTGGCTGTCCGCGATCGCGCAGAAGAAGACGGCCGTGATGGCAGCGGGCGGGGTCTCCGGCGCCCCGAGTCGGACCATCACCGTCGCCGAGGGCGCCATCCAGATCTTCGGCGCAGCCGACCCGCGCCGGGACGCGAACGAGGTCCTCGTGCGCCTGGCCGAGCAGGTGGCGGGATAGGAGGCGACTCATGCTGAACGGATACCTGGAGCTCGGCGGCAACGAGGTCGTCAACAGCGCCCGGGCGTACGCGTACGCGGCGGAAGAGTGCGGCGGCGGGTGGCTGCAGGACCCTGGCTGCACGACGATCGCCGACGCGCAGGGCGACAACCCGTACACGTTCGCGCGGATCTCCGAGGCGCCCTGGTACGACCCGGACGACCCGGTCACCTCGAGCAAGTTCCTCGGCCTGTACGGCATCAGCATTGCCGACACCGGCGACTCCACCCGCACCGCCACGGTGACCGAGCGCAACGGCGACGGCGGGCTGATCTCCGGCTACCGGCACACCTCCCGCGAGGTGCGGGTGCGGGCATGGCTGACCGGGACCGGGCAGGAGGGTCTCGCCTACGGGATGACCTGGCTGCGCAACGTGCTCGAGCCGAACGCGTGCGGCATGCACGGCGACTCGTGCGGCCTCGCCGACACCGGGTTCTTCGTCGCCTGCCCGCCGGCGCGGACCAGCACCCCCTCGTACAGCAACTGGGCCACCCAGCGGGTGAACCTGCACCCCAACCCGTCCGTGGAGGTGGCGGTGACGTCCGCCCAGTGGGCGCCCGGGGCGGGCTCGGGTGACGGCACGGTGACCGGCGCGCGCACCGCCGGCGTGGGCCGGGACGGCGGCTACGGCTGGCAGAAGAAGTGGACCACGAGCGACACGTACGCGCTGCAGACGCCGACGATCCTGATCCTCGGCGTCGACGGATCCAACGCGTGGGCGGCCACCGCGAACACCACCTACACGGCCAGCGTCTGGGTGCACACCTCGGTCGCCGAGGTGTTCAACCTCACCGCGCTGGAGTGGACCTCGGCTGGGGCGTATGTGACCCAGCACGGCAGCGCGGACGCGCCCGCCGCGGCCGGCCAGTGGGTGCGGATCAGCATCACGTTCACCACCGGCGCGAGCACCGCGAAGGTGAGCTTCACCGTCGGCACGAACGCGTACATCCAGCACGCGGCCGGGGACACCTGGATCGCCGACCAGTTCCTGCTCGAGCAGGCGACGGCGCTGAACGCGTACTTCGACGGCGACTTCGCCGACGCCGACCTGGTGTCCTACTCGTGGGCGGGCCCGACCGGCAACTCCCCCTCGATCTACGCGACGCGCACGGTCACCCAGGTCGTCGAGAGCGACAGCTCCTACTACCCGCGGGTGGACGCCTACCGCCGCTACCTGCATTCCGTGCAGTGCATCTCCGGTCCGCTCACCCAGCAGGACGCGGTGTCCACCGACGGGGTGCACTACGGCAAGCTCGTCGAGTTCACCCTGCTGGCCGGGGTGCCGTGGGTGTACGGGGTGCCGGCGGAGATCTCCCTGCCGCCGATCGTGCCGACCGTCGTGCAGGACATCGCCTACAACCTGACCCCGTACCCGTCGGCCGAGCTCGCCGGCGCCGCCGTGGTGGTGGCCACGAACTACTCGACGAACCCGTCTGCGGAGACCGACGCGAGCGTGTGGGCCCTGGTCGCCGACGGTGCCGTGATGCTCGGCGCGAACTGCGCCCTGGCGCGCACCACCGAGCTGTTCTCGGTCGGCGCGGCATCCGTGAAGAACACCTTCACCGCAACCGGCGCCGGCAGCGCCGGCTGGTTCGGGATCCAGCAGCTGGTCACCGGGCTGCCCACCACTGCTGGCATCCGGTTCTCGGTCAACGTCTGGGCGGCGGGGAACGTGCAGACCGGCACCGCGGTGATGGGCTCCCTGCAGGTGCACGCGTACTGGCAGAACTCGTCCGGCACGACACTGCGTGACGACTTGCTCGGCACGATCACCGGCGGGTCTGGCGCTCTGTCCGGCAAGAGCATCGCCCCACCTGCCGGCACCGACCGGGTGATCGTGCGCGTCGTGCAGAACATGACCTCGTTCGCGGCCGGCGCGGTGGTGCGCTGCTACGCGGACGCCCTGGCCGTGACGGTCCCCTAGGAGGTGTGCGATGGCTGACTGTGCACTGAGCGGGTCCGGCCCGCAGACGATGAGCATCAACGTGACGCTGTCGTCACAGAACGCGGGGGCGAACCAGTCCACGTACCTGGTGCAACTGATCTACCACGGCAACAACTGGGGCTCGTGGACCAACAACACCCAGTCCTGGTCGGTGACCGGCTCCGCGTCCGCGTCCGGCACCTTCACGATCCCGCAGCCCGGCACCGGCGACATCCTGCTGTACTCGGCGTACTGGACGTGGAACCACGACGGCAACGGCAACCTGAACTGGGGCGTCACCGGCAACATCTCCACGAACCACTCGACGATCGGCTCGGGCTCGTGCGGGGTCAGCGGCTCCGCGCCCCGACTCGGGCAGGCCCCGGGCGCGCCAGGCAACCCCACCTACTCGGCGATCACGCCCACCTCGTGCACGCTGTCCTGGACGGCCGCCGCACGCGGGCGGGCGGACATCACCAACTACCAGTGGCAGATGTCGGTGGACCCGAACTACGGCTCGCAGGTCGCCGCGCCGCTGGTGGGCGTCGTGCTCACCGACAACACCGCCAACGACGCCACCCTGGCCGGCAACACGCTGTACTACACCCGGGTGCGGGCGCTGAACGGGGACGGCTGGGGTGGTTGGTCGGGCAGCGTCGGCTTCTACACCGCCCCGGGAGCTCCCGGCTCCCCCACCGCGTCGAACGTCACCCCGACCGGGCTGACCTGGTCGTGGGCGGCGCCGTCGGGGAACGGCAGCATCCTCGAGTACCAGGTGCGCTACTCCACCGACCCCACGTTCGCCACCGGTGTCACCACGGTGTCGGCGGGCACCGCGCTTTCCTACTCCCCCACCGGGCTGACCCCCGGCAACACGTACTACGTGCAGGTGCAGGCGCGCAACCAGTCCGGCTGGGGCACCTGGTCGGCGACGGGCTCGCAGACCACGCTCCCGTCCACCGCGCCGGGCCTGTCGGTCTCGGCCGACGCGTCCGGCCGCTCCGCGACCGCCACCATGTCGCCCCCCGGTGGCGCCACCGGCGTCACCAACTACACCGTCGAGTACCGGATCGGCACCGGCGCGTCGACGAGCGTGGACAGCCCGACGACCACGGTGACCATCACCGGACTCACCCCGGGGACCACCTACCAGTGGCGCGCGTCGGCCTGGTTCGGCTCCTACCAGTCGCCGACAACGAACTGGGTCTCGCTCACCCAGCCGAACCCGAACACCAACCCGGGCGACTACTTCGACGGCTCCACGGCGGCCAAGCCGGACACCACGTACGCCTGGTCGGGCACGGCGAACCTGTCCACCTCGAAGGCGAACGGGGTGGCCCCGGACGGCTGGATGGTGGAGGTAGGCAGCGGCGCCGCGATCCTGCAGCGGGTGACCGGCGGGTTCGCCGGCAGCTTCTCCGCCCGTGCCACGGTGACAACCGACATCACCACCGGGGTGCTGTCCCTCGGCGGGACGTACACCCCGATCGCGAAGATGGCCGCGGTGCAGGGCGGCTCGAGCTACATCGGCTCGATCTACGCGCGCCCCTCCAAGGCGCAGCGCCTGGCCGCGAAACTGTACTGGTTCACCGCGGCCGGTGCCCTCATCTCCGGCTCCGCGGCCGGCACCGCGGCAGTGGTCCAGCCCGGCGGGTTCGTGCAGCTGGTCTCGCCGCTGGTGGCCGCACCATCCAACGCGGCGTACGCGATCGTGCGTGCCGAGGATGTCACCGGCACCGGGCATGTGGCGTGGCTGGGCGGCGACTACCTGGACGCCGACGCGGCGATGGTCACCCTCGGCCAGCAGTTCCCGTACTTCGACGGCGACACCGCCGACAGCCCGGCGTACAACTACGCGTGGCTGGGCACGCCGAACGCGTCGGCGTCGGCGCGCAACGAGAACGTGGTCTCCCCCATCGACCCGCTCGCCGACCCGGACTGCCCGCCGCTGCCCACCCCGCCGGCGCTGCCGGCGATCGACAGCGACTGCATCGATGAGACCGGCACGTGGCGGCGCTACACGGTGGCCGTGCCCGCATCCGAGGTGCGGCAGTGGTCCTCGACGCTGCCCACCCTGATCCTCTCCACCGGGCCCACCGCGGTGCGCCAGGTGCGGATCCGCTACTACGAGAACCCGAACGCGCTGCCCGACAGCCAGGCCGCGACCGGGTCCTTCGACTCCGAGATGATCCTCACCTACATCCCGCCGAACACGCAGATGACCCTGGACGGGGTCACCGAGCAGGTCTCCGCGTCGGTGGCCGGGGCGCCGACGATCTCCGGGAACCGGCTGCTGTACGGCACGGGCGGGGTGCCGGCGACCTGGCCGGAGCTGCGCTGCGGGATCGGCTACGTGATCGCCCTGGACGTGCCCCTGGATGCGCCGACCGGAAACCTGTCCACCCGACTCGTGCTCACCCAGAGGCTGTGATGGCAGCGCCCTGCGTCACCGGCCACTCGGCCTACATCTTCGACCGCGGCGGGTCCCGCCGGGTCGGCCCGATCTCGTCCATCACCCAGCTGCAGTGGGCGCGCCAGCGGGACAACACGTCGGAGGCGACGGTGCGCCTGGAGGGCAAGGGCTGCACGGAGAACCTGGAGATCGTCGGCGGCTCCCGCACGCACCGCCAGGAGCTCGTGATCTACCGCGGCCAGGAGCGGGTCTGGGAAGGCCCCATCCACCGGATCACCACCGGCCCGGGCTACGCGGAGGTGAACGCGCACGACGTGTCCGAGTACCTGTTCTTCCAGCCGCTGAC